ACTTGCTGGGTGTATTTGTGTATATATAAATAAATATGCAAAATATGTATTATCTAAAACTACATCTGATGAGCCATGCACGAATGACATTGTAGAACTAGAACTTGCAGTTAAAGTTTTAATAGGTACTAATTTTCCTGTTGATAATTGACCAGGAGTAGTAATTGTATTTATACTGTTATTATTGTATTTAACTAACGCCATATAATTTTATTACTCCACTTTGTATAGTTTCTCCACTTCTTGTCATACCAAATCTGACTCCATTAACTGCTGAAGTAGAATTTATATATCCTGATAAATAGTTTGCTTCTGACCCATCACTTGCTCTTGCTTCATTTACTTGACAAATAAAATGTTTAACTCCAACAGTATTGCTAGGATCAAATAAATGTAAATAACCACTTACAGATTGATCATTGTCTCCACCTAATTCAGATGTCATTATTTGATCTGAACTACTATTTCCTAAATCTCCACCATTGTAATAAGTTGGTCCATAAAGAGAATCAGATTCTTGATTTAATATATAAAAAAATGTTGATGTTTTATTTGCATTATAATTACTTCCACCATCTATGCTAAAATTAACCCAAAATGATTCTCCATTAACATCTGTGCTTGACGGATGTATGTTGATAAATTTAAACAAATAAGAATTATAAGTTGAATCTATTCCAGAAGTAAAACTTATTGTCGCTGAACTAGATGCAGTTTGAGTTTGTAATAATGTTAATCCACCACCACTTATAGTATCAGGTAAAGATGTTATTGCTGATAAAGAATTATTGTTAGCAAAGTTAAGAGCCATATTAGACTCCCATCAATTGTTTTATTTCATCGTCATCAAGACCTAAATCTTTAAGTTTTTGTTTGCCTGATGCTTTTTTATCTGTTTCTTGTTGTTCTATTTCTGACATTTTAGCTTGTATATCTTCTTTTGATATAGGTGTCGTGTCATTGTTCCAAACGATACTATCTATATTACCAAGTTCAAAAGTAAACTCTGCACTTGGATTTATACTTATTATTGCTTTTCCTATTAAATTTTCCATTATGCTAATATCTCCACTGCTATTAATGCTAATTTAGATGTGCTTCCAGCACTTTCTAAATATGTATAATGTCCAACCCCATTATTTTTAATTCTAAGTTTATAAGTTATTGCACTTGTTGTGTTATGTGATGTATCTTTTGCGTTAATAATAGAATCTGCACTTGTTGAAGCTGGTAAAGTAAAAACACTTACTTCAGATGAACTTCCACCACTTATTACTCTGTAAATTTGATACTCTCCACCATTACCACCAGTTGATATATGAAAATTTCCATAAACTTCAATTCTTGAATTTGTTGCACTTGGTGTAATTGTGACATTTATTGTGTCTTGATAAGATGACGAATAAGTGCCAAAACCATTACCTTGATAAGCAGTTGTTCCATTACCACCTACAATAAATTGATGAACTTTACCCCCTGTTGGTTCATCTGCAAAAGATAATTGACCTATTCCTGTTGTTCCTGAACCAGATACAGATGCTACTTTTAAAATTTTATCTGCTGTTACGTTTCCTGTTGGAAATTTTAAAGTGTACGATTGACCAGCTGAGTGTGCTGGAGAGGCAAGTTTAATTCCATGTGAATTTTGAGAGCAATTTAGTTGTAGAGTTCCATCAGTTGTGCCATCGCCTTTTATTTGTAATCCAGCCGCAGATGATGTTGATACAAAATTTGTTTTAGCTTGTGTAACAGTAGCATCAGATGGTGTACCTATGTCTAAAGTATTTCCAAGAACAATTACAAAGTCAATAACATCGCCTGTTGAAAGATTAGATGCAAATGTAAGTGTGCTTCCTGAAACTGTAAATGAATCTGTTGGTGCTTGAAGAATACCATTAAGTGAAACTAAAAATTGATTTACATTTTCATAATCTGTAAAAGCAGAGCCACCATTATTCATAGTATAACCAGCTTGACCATTAACTACACTAATTGCATCTAGTTTTACAAAGTTTCCTGTGATTGGTGTTTTACCTATGTATGCCATATTATAATGCCTCTATTTCTTCATCAGTTAAACCTAATGCTTTTAATTTATTTTGTGCAGATAATTTATTATTTGCTTTTGCAGTAGCTTCTTCTTCAGCAGTAGGTAATTCTGCCATTTTAGATTCTATATCAGCTTTAGAAATAGGTGTTGTTCCATTTAACCATTCAATATTATCTAAATCATTTTCTACAATTTTAAATTCTGCATTTTCATTTATTGATTTTATTGCTTTTGCGTAATCCATTATGCTAATACCTCTATTGCGGTCATTACAGACGTACATCTTGCACTTGTTGTGTGGTCAGAATCATTTGGTGTTTTATTAAATGTTAAAGTTGCATTATTATAACTTGCACCTTGTATTTTATAAGTAGTTGCAGATGTTGTATTAGGAGTATCTAAATAATTATAACTATTTGAATGCACATGACTATGACCATCTCCACCATCAACACCAAAAGAAAAATTACAACCTACTCTACTTCCAGAATCTGCACCTGAACCAATAACAGTTGAACCTCTAAGCAATTTAAAAAAAGCAACAGAATTACCATTTTGTCCAGCATACAAAGATAAAGTAATAAAAATTTTACTATCTGATGCACTTGGAGTTATAGTGACAGACATTCCAGAAACATCAGCAAAAGAAGAAGATGACATTTGAGATAATGTTGTATTGTGTGTTGAAACGACTTGATTTATTTTACCACCACCACCAATTAAACTAGCATCTAATCTTTTTAAAACTCCAGCATCACTAATTAAAAATTCATCTGTATCTGCTGGTGCAGTTGCTAAAGCAGTTTGTCCTGTGATTACTGTTGCACTAATATCGCTTCCCTCAACAGGCTTGTTTGCTGGTGCTTGTCCAATGTAAGCCATTAATTACTCCTATGTTATTTCAAGGATTGATAATGTTGCGTCTATTTTAGCTGAAACTGAACAATCTATTTTTAATATATCAGTTGTTTGAAGAACAACTTTACCACCCGTTAAAAGTTCTAAAGATGACCCAGCTGGAATACTGACATCTTTAATTAATAAAACTGTTTCGTTTGTTTCTGTATCTGATGTGTCTGATACTAATTGAACATCTGCTGTCACAGTTCCTGTGTGAATATTACAAAGTGTTAATCCAATAACTACTGTTGTTGTAGATGATGGAACTGTGTAAAGTGTTAAAGGTGTTCCAGCACTTGCTGGCATTGCACCGTTTGTTTTAACTTTAAAAGTATTCGCCATATATTATCCTAATGCTATTGCTAGTGGTAAAGCATTTGGGTCAGTTTCAGAAATTGTTCCTGTTACTGACATTGTGCTAGTCACTGCGTTTGTTGATGTATTAATCTGAAATAATTCTACATTATCAGAACCATCATTAATTTTAACTTTCAGCACATTTGTTGTTGCGTTATCTACCCATATTGTTCCAGCAGTAACTGAACCTGGGGCAGAACTTCCAACATGAGAAGTATTAATTGCCGCTAAAATATTATTAAGTTCTGTACGAAAACTCGCAAAACCTTGATTCGCCAAAACTACATCAGAAACTTGTGCCATAACTTCTTATACTCCTTTAACTAGATGATTTCAACCCAAATCCTACTATTTGATAATCAAATGTTTTTGATATTCCTGTATTACTACTATTATAAAACCTAATTGTAAAGGCAGTTTTTGATTTGCTTGTAATTTGATAATAATCTCCTGTTGCTAATCCTTGTGCAGATATTCCTATTGATGGAGTGGCATAAAAGGAATTAACAAAAGTTATGGTTGTTCCTGATGCACTAGCAACAACATCTTGACCAGCTTCTGTTCTTTTTTCCATATTTACTGTTGCTTGTAATGTATGAACTTTTGACCTAACTTTATTATCATCACTTGTTATTTTACATCTAAATTTAAAAAATCTACCTTTAATTGTGCTTTGTTGTGCAATTTTTTGAAAAGAAGTAATATTATTTAAACTTGTATTATCAGAGCCTACTTGAACTTCTGCACCACATTGTATTTCAGGACTTCCATCAAATGGGGCTTTGGCGTCCTCAAAAAGTGTTGCACCACGACCAGAATCAAATAAATCATATTCATCTTCTGAACTCATTCCAATAACTGCACCTAAATTTGTATCGTAAATTGCATCTAATGAAAGTGTATTATCAAAAATATAAAATCCTGATGATTGAATATTTCCACCAAAATTTGTAGGATTAGATGTAGAATCTGTACCACCTAAATCAAAAACACCTTCTGCTGATTCCATATTACCAACTAAACTATCTACTTGTGTAATTGTATCTAATATTAATACTTTTCTACCAGCATTATCTTCTGATATTGCTACATTACTATCTCTTGTTCCATTAAAATTTGCCATTATTCACTCAAAGTTAAAACATTTGTAAAATTTTGCAATCCAGAAATATTAGTTGATACAATAGATGCGTTTGCAGAACTATTTCCTAATTTATCTACTGCTTTTATACAATAGCTACCAACTTGTGCGTTTAATGTTACTGCATTTGATTTTCTTCTAACAACTTTTGCTATTGGTGTGCTTTCATTCCAAGTAGCACCACTTGTAACATTTTGAAACCTAATTTCATACCAAGAAATATCTAAATCTTCTACAGGAGTCCATGACAATTCCATTTGATTTGAACCCACCATTGACACAGATAAATCATCTACATCTGATGGTATTTCTGTTGCGCCAATAATCTTTCTTGATGAAGATGTATAACTAGAAGAAACGCCAAAAGAATTTATTGCTTTTACTCTAACATCATAAGTTGCATCATCAACAACATTTAAAAGTTCATGTCTTAATTGTGTACCATTTGATATAATTTTAAAATTAGATTCTGTGCTTTGTTTTGCTTCAACTTGATAATATTGAACAAATTTATCTGAACTTGCTGTAATTAATATATTTAATCTTGTAAGGACAACACCATCTGCATATTCAATCATTTCATCTGTTAATGTTAAACCAGCTGGTGCCTGTATTGAAAATGGATTTGGTAAATTAGTTGCTGGAGTACTTGAAACTTGTGCTTTTGACGCCCATGTATAATGTGATGCTTGATATTCAACACAAGATAAACCTATTGTATAATCTTCATTAAATGTCATTGAAAGTACACGAAATGTTTTATTTGAAAAACCTAAACTTGAAATAGAAATATTAACTAAATCGCCAACATGAAGTTCATATGCTTTGAAACCTACATTTAAATTTAATCCAAGTGCTTCCCTAGACCTTCGCAAAATTATCTCTGCCATTTCTTCGGCTTGATATGGACTTGTGATTGTTCTAAAATCAAATCTTCCTTCAAGTAAAAAACCACCATCTACTGATTTCATTGTTGCATGTTTATCGGCAGTAGCATAACCACTATCATCAATAGCTGGGTACTGTATTTCATCAACTTGATAATTTCTTTCTGGATTTACAAATGATACTAATACACGGTTATATTTAGAATTTTTACTTGGACTTGCTAAAGCATATCCACCAATAATATCATCTTCACTTAATGATACAGAAGCTGTTCCTGTTGCTTCAATATTTAATCTATATTTACCTTGAACAAATGGTAAATAACCTCGCATACCTTTTACAATTTCTCTTACATTATCAATTACTTTTTTTGATGTATCAATAACTGCATTACAATCAAATATATTAATATCACTTGCACTTCCATATGGAGTAACTTGTGTTTCACAAATTTGAGAAGCATCATAAAAACTTTGTAAATCTAAACTTGATGTAGCTAAACCTTTACCATATCTTTCGTTTCTTAAATAATCTAATAAACAAAAAGCTGGATTTGTTGAAAAAGATGCAGTTTGTTCTGATAAATTAGATGCTAAAGTTACTATTTTTTTTCCTTTAATTTTTGCTTGTACTTGTGGTATTCCACCAAATACATCTTGATTCCATTTAAATCTTAAAGCCAAATATGCAATTCCAGATAATTTATGATTACTACCCCAAGATGATAATGTTGATAATAAACTAGATGCACTTTGTCCATCAGTACCAAAATGTGGCTCTATTAAAATTGTACTTTCAGCAGATGAGCCTTCAACATTTGGGTCAGCTTTATAAAAATTTGAATCTGAACTTGCTACATTTCTTTGAACATTATCAGATAATGCACCATCAAAAGTTACTACTTTTTCATCTACCCTTATTTCTTCAATTGAATTTATTTCGCCCTCGCATAAAACTAAAGCAACATATAAATAAGTATTATCTGTTCCTGAAGTTTCTATAAAGACTCTTGTTCCACCAATTAATCTTTCTCCATATACAACAGGAATACTTGAATTATTAGATTGCTTATTTATTAATATTCCTTTTTCAGTAGCATCAAAATCATTAGTTCCATAATCAGGAGCATCAGGTTTTCTTGAACGCATAAATAACCAACCAACAGCAAATACACCAAGAGCAACCCATGGATTTATATTTGATAAAAATTTAAAAACCCTTACTGCTCTAAATACTTTTGTTGCTTTTTTTACTACACCACCCATTAATTATGAAACTCCCTTTTATATTTTTTAGATATTCTATAAACATTATCATTATTATCTAATCTTAACCAATGTATTGCTTCATTTACTTTTAAATAATTTTTAAAATGATTATAAACCCATGCCATAATTTCTTTTGCATTTTTAGATATAACAATATCATGTAACCATAATTTATTACCACTTTTCCATTCGTTTTTATAAATGGTTGCGTTTTTTTTATAATTATCTTCTATTGTTTCATCAAGAAACGCCCAATTAACAAAACCATATATGTCTGTTTCATCTTTAAAAATTTTATATTGGTTATTATTTATAGATGGTAAAATATGGTAATACAATTCTGGATATGTAAATTTTTTATATTTATCAAATTTATAATATAACTTAATAATTTCATCAAATGTTGTCATTTAGAACCCCATTTAATATCTAATACAGTTTGACTTGAAAAATCCATTCCAACATCTGTTGAAAAAAATCTTTGTTGTGAATTATTATTTGTTAATCTTCCTGATTTTTTTTCAAAGTCTGCCCAATGTGAAACAACAGTTAAAGATAATGCTGATTCTGTATCTGCCTCACTTATAGCATATGTATCTATTGTTCCTTGATATAATAACAAAGGGTCAGCAATTACTGAATTATTTGAATCTAATAAACCTCTATAAATAACTACACTATCATTAACAATATTTTCATTTAATGCAGTTGATATAAATGTTAAATCTGCACCTGATAAATCTATTGTCAAACTTGTTTTAGTAATATCGGTTTCTTCTGTAAATGATGGTGTTGAAACTAAAAATGGCGAAGCAGTATATGTTGTACTAGAACCTGATATTGAAGATGTTATATTAAAACTATTATCAGTAAGATTAACAGGAGTACTAAATCCTATTGTTAATAAATGAAATGGTCGTATTTCATTTGTTGCTAGTTGGGTTTTTACTGCCGTCGTTAAGCTTCTCGTCATATAATTCGTATGTTGTTCTTATTGTTTTTTCAGTTCCTTTTAACATAAGAAAGCTAAAAGTTCCATTAGGAATACAATCAGCTTTTAAATCATTTTTGACAATATCTATTTCGCTTTCATCAACTACTTTTTCTGCAACAAAATCAGCAGTAACCAAATGCCTTATTAAATATTTAGCCATTATAGAGATTCTTCAACATCAAATTCAAATTGATATAATACATCTCCATCATTATTTGTTCCTACTGCACCAAATTCTTGAATATCATTTGTTAAATGTACAGTAAAAGAAACATTATTATATGTAACTACACTATTATTTGTTAAATCTGCTATTAAAGGTGGTTCAATGGTTACAGTTGAGGCGTTTGATGATGAAGTTACATCTTCAACAATCATATAAACTTTTGTATGGGAGGCAAATTTAATTAAGTCTCCTGCTTTAAATCTGCCTGACCCATCACCACCAAAGCCGTCCATAGCTATTGTGGTATCTCCAGCTGAATGTGCACCATTAATCAAAACTGTTCCTGATTCGTTTCCTTTTGTTGAACTAACATCTGGTGGTATAATAGTAAAATTTTCTTTTCCTGACCTTTGTTTAACTATGAATGCCATTAAACTTCCATATATATCTGACCTTTTACCAATAATAACCCTTGCAGTAAAACCGAATCTTTGATTATCAACTGTTCTTGATAATTTTTTTCCATTTATTGATTTTGATACAATAGTATTTTGTATGGATTTTATACCCATAGTTTCAAATTTTGCAGTTGCTATTGGAAATGCACCAGCCATTAAATTAATTCTCCTCTACCTTTTTCAGTTAAAGCATTATTTATTATTGCAGTTATTGTTCCTCTGTTTTCCTGTAATGCTTCATCAAAACCTCTTGAATCTATTGTGTTAATATTAAAATTAACAACTGCAGATTTACCACTTGTACCTCTTGCATTTTGAGTTATTTGTCCTGTTTGATTTGGTACGAACAATTCGGGGCCTTTTTCTCCAACTAATATTGGTTTGCCTTTTGATACTGCACCACCTTGAGCAAAGCCACCACCAAAGAAAGATGTAACTGCTCTTAATGCTAATTGTCTTTTTAATTCTGTTGTTTGTGATCTTAATTCATTTGTTATTTTTGCCTCATCATCTACTTGTTCTTTTTTTAATGCGTTTCTAATTGTTTCTTGAATTACTATTTGTATTGTAAAAGCTACAATATCTACTAATAATTTTTGTGCTATTTCTTTGAATGTCATATTTAAATCTTTACCAAGAACTAATGCTTCTGCTAATCCTCTTGAAAATGCTTTAATTCCACTTGTAGCCATTTTTGTAATTGTATTGTTTAAACTTTCAAAGTCTTTTTTAAATGATTGTAAAACACCATCTTTAATTTTTGCAAAACTTAAACCAAATTCTTTTGCTGATTTATCTGCACTATCAAGTGCATTCATCATTTCATTAAATTGTTTTTTTGAAATTTCAGCGTTTTCTTCTAAACTTTTTAAAAACTTTCTAATAGTAGCTTCTGCTTGTCCAAAATTTTCTTTTGTTTCTCCAGATTGTTGATTAATAACTTCTAATGGTGTTTTTAGCTTTTGTGCAGTTGCAAACATTTGATCAAATGTCATAATATTAGCTTCAAAAGTTTCTTGGCTAATTAATTTTAATTTACGCATACCAGAATTTATTTTGTCTAAAATATTAGCGTAAGTTTCTAACAAGCTACCTAATGCCGATCTAATTATATCTATTGTTGCCATTATAGTAATAACAAGTAATTTACCTTTACCACCTAACATTAAAAAACCAACAATACCAAATTCTCTAATTCCTGATGGTAATGCTTTTACTGATTGAATAATTCCACCTATTGCTTTTCCTACCATTTGAAATATAGGTCTTAATGTATCTAATAAAACGGCTCCACCAATTAAAACATTTTTAGTTACATTAATCATAAAATCAGATGTTTGACGTGCTAATTTTTTTAATAATTCATCATTGTTTTCTATTAGTTTATTTACATCTACCAATGCTTGTTTAATAAAATCAAAAAATCCAGCTTGGTTTGTATCTCTTCTGAATTTAAATAATTTATCGCCTAACATTGACATTGTTCCTGTAAATGTTGTTGCTAAAACTTCTGTTGCTTTAGAAAATCTACCATTCTCACCAAATGTATCTTCAAATGCTTTTATTGTTTCTTCAACGGATACTGTTGCACCAGCTTTGAATCCTAATAATGCTCTTACACCTCTTTCTCTAAATACTTCTGCTGAAGCAATACCACCAGCAAATGACCTTTGTATTTGTGTGGCTGTTAATTGAAAGTCTAATCCTGTAACGGCGGCAACATTACCTGTTATTTTTAATATTCTTGTTAAATCATCTGCATCTTTTGCTACAACTGCCAAATTTCCTGATGCACCAGCTATATCTTCTAATGAGAAAGGTACTTTAGCGGCGAAATTAACTAAATTATCAAATGCTTTTGTTCCCTCTTTTACATTTCCAAATAAAAAATTAAATCTAATACCTAAATCTTCAACTTGACTTCCAACATTAATAAATGAACGAACAACTAAACCAGCACCTATACCTATTAATGCAGATTGAACAGAAAATATTGATGACCTTAAATTAGCTAAACCTGAACGAATACCATTAAACGCTTGTTTAGTTTTATCTTTTGCTAATATATTTAATACTAAATTTTGTGCCATTATCTATGCCTTGATTTATTCATAGCTTGTTCATGTTCTTCTTGTTCTAATAAAAGATAACCTATCCAATGGTTATACTCCCATTCTTCCATTTGTAAAACTTGTTTTAATGATATTTTTAACCTATCAGCAAGAATAAAACAATTCTTTAATTGAGGCTCAGATTTTAGTTTTTTTTTACTTGGTCAGGATTGATAGCTTGTACCATAGCAGTTGCTATCTTGGATAATACGTCAGAATCAACTTTATGCATTAATGCTAATTTATCTTCTAATGTAAATAATTTATTACCATCTTTATCAATGGCTTTCATAACCACTATATCAGCTAAAATACTAACATCATTTAAGTTATCTGATTTTTTAAATAACTTATTTTTTTCTGATAAGGTTATAGGATTCCAATATATTATACTTGGATTACCAGCTTCATCTTTCCATTCATCAACCTCTATGTGCTGAACACCTAAAGACTCAAAATGAGATTTAGCAGATTCTATTAACTTCATAAAGTCTTATTAGACAGTACCTCTTGTTAATGCTCCAGTGCCTTGAAATGTAACTGACCTAGTAACTATTGCGTCCATACCATTAGTAACTGACATTCCTGTAACAATTCCTGAGCCTGTAAAACTTTCATCTCCAGAAGTTGCACCCTCTGGTAATAAGATAAAAGCAATTGTGCTACCAACTGTTAAAGTTTGTTGTGGAGAATCTGTTTCATCATAACTCATATCTAATGAGCCACTAAACGAAGTTCTTCCAGCTACAAATGATTTTGTTGCATCTGATAATTCTGTATCTTCTACAACATCTGCAGTAGTTTCAAGTGTGAATCCTGTCAATTCTCCAATTGCAGTTCCACCAGCTTTTACTACGCCTTCTTTTCCGTGGTGTGTTGCCATTTGTTATCCTTTTCCTTTTTCGGTTGTGGTTTATTTTGTTCTTGCTTATAGCCAAGTTCTAAAAAATTATCAAGTTGTGTTTCATTGATAATTACTTCATGACCATCTTTGTATAATTTAATATCTTTTGCCATAATGCTTTTTACTATCTTTCTTCCTCTTCGTCAATATCTTCATCATCTTCCCATTGTTCATCTTCATCATCTACAACATTATCATCATCATATTCTCTATGTTTTTCTAATAATTCTCTAATGTCTTGAACAAGTTCTTCTAATTTATCTAATTTTTTTTCAATTTTATCTAAATTTTTATCCATTTAATTCTCCTATGGGGTTGCTGATTGATGTTCATACATTACTCTTATAGTTAATAAAACTGCACCATAAGGAAATAATGTACCAGCATCAGTTTCAATAGAAATAACTTCTGTATCTAGTGCTTTATTATTACGAGTAATATCAGATTCTAATTCTGTTTCAATAGCACTTGCAACATTATTTCTTTCTGTATCAATATTACTTTCATTTGTTTTAACATAAGCAGTTATACCAAATTCTAATATATTTATTCTTGTTTTAGCACCACTTCCTAATTCTGAATCTTCTTTTGTTTCTTCTATTGTTTGAACTAATACTGCTGGATATTGTTGTTGTGATAATTCATCTAATTCAAATGGTTGTCTAGTAACCTTTTTTATAGCTGGACTTGATATTCCAGATATTGTTGAAACTATATGATTTGCAATATCTTCTCTAATACTCATATTTTCATACTTTTAATTTGTTGATTTAAAAATCTTTCATAATTTTTTTTAATAACTTTTTCAACCTTTTTATTAAAGCCAAAAAACTTTCTTACAGGCAATTTACCTTGTCCTGTTTGGTGCCTAAATGCCTTTGTTGCTTCTCTTTGACTTCTAAAATAAACTTCTGCTTTATTTCTTGAAACAACTCTTGAACTTATTGATTGCAACATTCTATTTGTATCTTGTAAATCAACTTTGCTTTTACCTTTTAATTCTTGATAATATGGAGAATAACCAACAAATTTTCTATTATTCATATCTAAACCTCTTTTATGAGTCCTATCAACAACAATAGTTTTTAAATTTTCTCCAGCTTGGTCTAACCCCATTTTAATAATACGAGGAAATTTATTTATAAATTTTATATATTTAGCTTGAACAATTTTTACATTGGAATCAATTTTTATGCTTAAAGCCATTATCTATTTAATCTTCTAAATCCATGCAAAGGTTCTCTTTCGTTTGAAACAATAGTTCCACTTGCATCAGTATCATATTCAACACCATCTTCTAAAATAGATTTCCATTCTTTATTATATTCTGACATATAATATTCTGCCATTCTTTCAAATCTATCTTTATCTGCTTCAGGTCTAAATTTTGATAATGCTGGACAAAAGAATCTACCTAAAAATAAATATACTCCTGCTCTTTCAAATTGGTCTAAATTAACTTTTGTATTAACCATTTCAGCAGTATTTAAAACTGTTATATCTGTAAATACATTTGTTTTATATACAGGCCACCATTCAATTCTTAATTGCCTTAAAATATCATTAGTAGTTTGTGCTAAAAAGTTTGTTGTTTCAGTATCACTTGTAGCAATACCAAAGCTAAAAGCATCAGGTTGATATTTAGTAATATCAGAAGTTGTTATAACATCAGCACCTGTATAATTAGCCATTATCTAATACCCATTATCCAATTAATAAGTCTTTTAATTCTTTTTTTTAGTTTTTTTAACATTTTTTTTCTTCTTTGGTTTTAATTCAACTATTTTATCAGAAATGTTATCCTTTGTCGCTTTTTTAATTTCTTTTTTTACATCATTAACAGGAGCATAACCTCTCATTTTAAAATGTTGTAAATTAGCTTCATATTGTTCTTTTGGTCTTGTAATTATTTTTTTTCCATTTGTTAATTTAATGTTCATAAATTCTCCATTATTAAATGTGAGGGCAGTTTCCCACCCTCACAAAGTATCCAATTATTATTGAATTGATGAATCAGAATGTAATTCAACACCATAAGTATCGTTTAATTCTCCGACACCATATACTGCTGTTGCTACAATTTCATCTGCTCTTAAAGATGCATCTCTTTGAGTTTCAATTTTCAAATCTTGCATCATAGCCATTGCTAAAGCATCTCTGTGGAATACACCTTGTTTGTAATCTCCAGTAGTTCCATCGTTAGCAATGTTTGTTGTTTCATAGATTGGAACTCCACCTAATCTGCCAACAAATCCATTTCTTAATGCCTCATTTGCTATATCATTAGAACTAGCATTTGCAAAAGTATTAGTTAAATTTGCTTTAAGGTCATAAGCTACCATTGGGTGTATAACTGTTGATACTCCGTCCATTGATACTCCAGCATTTCTAACATTTGCAATTGATTGAAATACTAATGCGGCAGTTAAAGCTGTTGAGCCTGAACCTACTGCTGTACTAAAACCATCAAATAATGCTGTTAAGTCTTGGTCTTGTTTTTTTGCAATCGCTTCACCAAAAAGTTTTCCGATGTCAGCCGCAACATTTCTTGGAGCAGAATTTCTTGCTAAATCCGTTAATGTTGTCATAATTCCAACTTCTGATGCTGTTATAGTAACTGAAGATGGATTGATTGCTGTGTTAGATAAATCAGTTGCTTCTGATACTGCCGCCGCCGAAACTGCAGAGTAAATTGGAACTTCAACTGACTTTCCACCACCTGTTATAGCATAATTTTTTACAAGTGGTCTCATAATTGATTGTTCACTTGCTACAAATAATGCTTCTGCAACGATTTCCGTGTATAATTCGGAGAGCGTTGAACTTGTGCTTTCGTTTGCCATTTTATTTGTCCTCTATATTTATTTATTTGTTAAATTAATTTGAGTAGGTTTTGAATCACGAAGTTTTCTATATTCAGAATACTTCTGTCTATCCTCTGCCTTACTCATATCTAAATCACTGATGTTAAAAGGTTTTACAGCTTTTCCCTCGACACTGCTCTGGCTTCCTGTACCAGACAAAGACCCTTGACGGAAATGTGGGTTAGCATCTATAAACTCCTTAACTTGTTCTTCAACCGTTAATAGTTCTCCTTTTTGGTTATACCTAATATTTCCATTATTATCAAGTACTTCTACCTTATTATCATCTGTTAATCTTACTTGGTTTTTTAACAATGAAACTACTTGGCTTGGGCTTATAGCTTTATTTCTTGATGCAACAGATAATATAGTATTATCAACCCTTTCCTTTTTAATTTCACTTTTATATTTATTAATTTCTTGTTCCTTTTCAGCTATTCTTTCTTGCATTAGCTTTTCAAGGTCAGCTTTTGTTTTTGCATCTTGGATTTGTTTTTGTTTAGCAACATCTTCTTCTTGCTTTTTGACATCATCTAATTGTCTTTGATGTTTAGCTTTTTCTGACTCCAATCTAGATTTTATAATATTATCTAATTGTTCTTGTGTAAAAGTCATTTCCTTTGCTTTTTCAACTTTTACTTCTGTATTTTCGTTTGTTTCTGTTTGTTGGTTTTGAGGTTCAACAACCTTTGTTTCTTCGGACATTTTAACTCCTATTCTATTTTTATGTTTCCGTTTGCGTCATACCAATCAGGATTGACGAAACTCCATTGATGACGACAGTTATAACCACCTCTGACAATAAAAGGGTCTCCAGCTTTTTTGCCTTTCCAACTTCTTTGCCATAGTTTTCTAACTTCATCTTTCGTAAATAATCCACCTTTTCTCTTATCATATTTTCCATTTCTGACAAGCCTACAATGAGGTCTTGTTGTTGGTATCACATTTCCTAAATAAACGGCATATGTTAATCCAGCTTCTTCTGATTTAGCTAAATTAAGGGTTGCATCAAATTCTCTTAATGAATCATTTAATATTTGCCCAGCATAACGTTTCATATTTTCCCCTGTCCTATCACTTGCAAATTTTGATTGTAAAGTTTGTATGTTTTTGTCTAATTTTTGTCTTAATTGTGTTGCTTGTGTCTTATTTTTTCTTTTATCTATTTTTCTTAATTTAATTTCATCTGATTGAATATTATCAATTAAATCTTGTATTTTTGAATCATCTGCACTTGCATATATACCATTAATTGTTTGTCTTAATTCTTTTTCTAAATCAACAGGGTCAGCACCAACCAATGTATATTGATATATTTTTTCAGATAATCGCCTTGTCATTGTATTTGATACATCTTTAAATTGTGTAAATGTTTGTCTTTTTAAATTTTGTATTAAGGTTAAATCTGATTGTGTTAATTGTTGAAAAGCAATAGGAATATTACCTATTTTTTTAAATGCTTTTTCTATTCTTTTTGCTTGTTTATTGAAACCTTGTCTAACAACTGAATCTGACCATCTTAAATATTCTTTTTCTAATGTTTGTCTTATTAGTGGTTGTACTGCAATTGCTGATTTAAGATTATATAATTTAAAATCATCATCTAACGGAAGTTCTTTTCCAGCTAATGCTACAATATCTCGTTCAATTTTATTTAATGTTCTTATTAAGGTTTCGTAATATTCTGATTCTGCAATTTCAATTGCTCTTATTCTGTATATTGCTGTATCTTCTACTATATTCGGCATTCATTAAATTTCTTCTTCTTCCACTTCCTCATCAGGTTGTTGTACTTCGTCTTGTGTAAATTGACCTAATTCTTTTTGTTGCTCAATTTCATCAAATATAACATTTAATTTTTCATCATCATCAACAACTGACCTAGCAATTTCTTTATCAATTTCTTTTTGCAATGTTGGAGATTCAATATTAATAGCTTTTGCTTGTTGATAAAAAGCTAAATCAGATGCATAATCTCTAATGTTAAATGTATCAGGATAATTAATTTCTCCATCAAATTCTGTATTTTGAAATAAACTATATAATTTAAATAATTGTTCTTCTGCTATTTGTAAATTATCTGCTTTTTCTGATAATCTTGCATTTAATAATTCAAATTCAGTTTGTAATGCTATTCCTGAATTAATTTGATTTCTTGTTGTTCTTATGGCTCCTGTATGTGCCAATCTATTTATTGCTTCAACTTTATGATTAATTGAATCCATTAATTGTGCTAAATTTTGTCCAGATGGTTGTAATAAATATGGTTTTAAATTTGGTTCCATTTCATCAGGCATTTCTATAACTGCACCAGCACCAGCACTTGCATTTACACTTGGAGTTTTTACTAATGATGGGTGGTTAGTTAATCTAATTAATTGTTCTATTTCTGAAAATTCATTATAAATACTTTTTTGCAAATCAGCTATATCTTGAAGGTCTGACTGACCAATGCCTCGTTTATGTGACTTTGCATTGTATAAAATAACTGCTGGTATTTTGCCAATCAGATTATCGGCAGTATCTATTACGGTTGGTTCAGTTCTATCATCTTTCATATATAAGGTATCTACTCTGTCTAAATACCAAACACGCATATATGTTCCACCATTCTTATCAACCTCTTCTCTAATTTTTAAATAATCCAAAGTATATTTACCATTTACTTCTCTTTTAAAATTCCAATCCAAAACATTTTCTGGAGTAATAATTGAAATATATGGTCTTATATCTTGTTCAATTTCTTCTGCTTGTGTATTTGTTGTTACCTTTGGTTTATCTAAAATTAAAAAACTATGTCCATAAATAGATGCATAATTTTGTGCTTGTTTTATTACTGCATTAAAGCTATTTCCATCAAGGTCAGCATCTTTTAAGAATGATTCTAAACTAGGTTCTTCTGCCATTAAACCAAAATTTCTTGATGGTTTTACTCTGAATAAAAAAGATGAATATATTTGTATTATATTTTTACAATGATTATCGCAAGGTGTATTAGCCAATCTTTGATTAAATTCATTATCCAATTCTAAATTATATCTATTTAAATATTGACCAACCATATAATCGTAACCACCATTATATGAACGAATATAATATTCCCATAAGCTAACAGATTCTTTATAATCTTTATGCGTATCTAATGCTTCATCTCTTGCGTACATTTTATCTATGTGTCCATCTTATTGGTTTATATGGTATATTTTGTGCTATCAGTGGTTTTACAATTTCAATTAAATATCCAATGCTGTCATTCATATGGTCGTAGCCTTCTTCTTTATCAGGAATATTTGTATTTTCCTTGTATATTTGTCTTTGTAAACCTTTTATCATAATTTTGCAAGATGGCGAGATAAAAATATAACGCTTTCCATCTGCCGACTTTAATCTTGAATTTACTGCATTGATTCTATCTCTTATTGGACTATGTTTTAATTTACATTTCACATTGAAACCTGCATTTTGTAATATTGTTAAATCAGTTTTACCACCAGCTGAGGTTTTTCTTTGCCTACAAGCTGGGTCAGGATAAACAAATATTTTTTGTTTTGTTCCATATCTGTTTCGTATTTCCTCAACCATTTCATCTGTATTACTTGAATAAATAACTATTTCATCAACAAAATGAATTGTATCTTTTTCTAATTGAGCCACACAAGCACTCATTGGGTCAACGTTAAAATCCAATCCTATATGTAAAGGTTTAGACCAATCTATATTTTTTGATTTAACATTATCAACAGCATGAAAATTATAATAAACAGCACCAGCATAATTTTCAAAACTACCCTCAAATTCTTGTCTAAATGTTCTTATATCAATATCTTGTTTTGCTTGTTCTATTTCATTTGATGATACCATTCCACCTTGTAATGTAGTAAATTGAAAACTATCCCATTCATTATCCCTTTTTCCTTTTTCATACATACGGTATGACCAATTACCAAAGCCTTTTGGAGAACCACACATTAAAACATCTCCCATTGTGTCAGCAATAGATGCCCTTAATACTTCTGTCCAAGCCTTTTCATCAATATCAGCAAACTCATCTAATATTAAAAAATCAATACCTACTCCACGCAGAGCATCATAATTTTCACAACCTTTTAAGGATATAATACTTCCTGTTCTTTTAATCCTAATTGATAAATTAGTTTCATTAATAGATTCAATCCAATTAAAACTTGCTAACATTTGTTTTAATTTAGACCATACAATTTCTCTAGCCATTTTAAATGTTGGTGCAACATACCATATATTTTTTCGAACTTGGGTTGCATATTTCATCATTTCAGTAATACATAAATAGGTTTTACCAAATCTTCTGCCTGATACTAATACCCTAAATCTTTTATTACTCTTTGAAACTTTATGTTGGGGTTTTGTTAATGTTATTTTCACTTAAGCACCAATATTTAACTATATATTTTTGTTCGTCAAATTCTTTAGGTGCTTTTTGTACTAATGTAATAGTTTTTTCTGCACCTTTGGCTACACATTCTGAATAACTTAATAATTCTCTATCTGTTAATGGTGGATAACAAAAATTATTAACTAATGAGCATACTTGGTATAGTAAAATCCATTTCATCTATTTCCTTTTTTTGTAATATTTTCGATGCACTTGGACTCTCCAAGACCAATGAAAAATTGACCTTGCAACTTTGCCTATCTTTTCTACTATCCAGTCTATCATTTTTAATACTCATAATTACGGATATAATAGCATATCCTTTGCTTCCTTTTTTAATTTTTTTATTTTATCATCTTTTGAGGATAATTCTATTTCTTTTAAATTAATTATAGCCTTTAATGTATCAACCTCTTTTTCTAAAATTTTAATCTTAACATCTAAATCATTATCACCTTTATGCTTAATCTCATTTTCAAATGTTTTATCTTCTGCCAATACTCTAATTACATCAACTTTGTTCATTTTAATATTAAAGCTTTAATAGACTTTTCCCCCATATAAATTTCTGTTTCAGCTTTACCACGATAGCATTTATAAGTTACTGTTTCACTATAAATTCTTTCAGCTTCACGCTTACCTCTTAAACACATAGCCATATTATCTTGTATTCTATGCTCTTTAATTTCTCCATTAACAAACATTAATAATGCTATAACTGATTCAATCATTGTGAATTACCATTTGTATATTTAATTTCTCTATTAGCATCTTTTAACTTTTCTATATCTTCTAAAACCTTATCCATTTGCTTTCTTAAAAATTCTATATTAACTTTATTTAATGCCATTTCCTCAATATGCTTATTTAATTTATCTGTGGTTTTATATAAATCCTCTATCATCATAAATTGTTCTGAATCTGCTGGTAATGAACCTAATTGTCCTCTTGGCCATTTAATTCTAAATTCTGTATTTTCTTCTAAATCTTTTTCCATTAATTGTAATCTTGTATCTGTAATATTTAATCTTTCAACCATTTGAAAATAACCCATTGTTCCTAATGCAACTATTACAATTAAACTAGCAACTGTTTTCATTGGCATAGATACTTTTGCTTCTTCTGATATTTTTAATGCCATTATATTTTAAACCCCTTTCTCCAAGATTTAATCGCCCAATAAACAGGTTTCAAACTTTTTTGCCCTGATACCTTTTTCAATATAGCACCATGCCTAGCTAAAAATGATCTTTGCCTTGCTGGATTATTTTTTTTTATTGACATATTTGGGTCACCAAAACGAACTTTTTTAATGTTGCCTGTTGCTCTATTTTTAACATAAACAGCAAATTTCTTTCTTTGTCCTAATGTTCTAAAAGGTTTATTTAATTTAACTGTTCTGCCTCTGTATTTTGCCATGCATTGTAATTACCATATATTATTTACAAATACACCCATAAAAATCGCCACTACCATCTTTCATTACATGCACATTATAAGGGGCTTCATAATAAATTGTTAAATGTAATCTTAAAATATCACATAAATCAAAACAATTTATATCTGACATAATTTCAATACCTTCCATCATTTGTTTAGTAACAGAAACTAAACTATACAAACCATCATTTAACAAAATTAAATCCATTATCTTTTAAAATGTCTTTGTCTCCATTTATTGCATACATAGGTATCTCTAACACCTCTTGTCCTATAAATACCGCAAAACATATTTCTTTGTGAAAACATACCGCAATTTCCACATGAACCTCTGCCTGTTGATTGTCTATAATCCTGTGGCATTTGATAAGGTATAAATTCTCCATTTGAATAAAACATAGACCTTTTATTCATTTACCTTGACCTCTATATTTCTTAAATGAACGCCTTTTATGTTTATTCATTTTTGCTTTGCTAGGATTACGACCAATATTTGTTTTATGAAATACAGGCTCATGCTCAACCCTACCATAAAGATTACCTTTTCTTTTTGCCATCTTTTATTTCTTCTGCTTTTGCATCAATTATTAATGGTAATGGTTCATTAAAATTAGTTTGTTCAATTTTATCTTTTTGGTCTAAATGTTGCTTTCCTAACCATATTTGCATAGCTACATTACCACCTAATGCTTTCTCAAATTGAGCACGTCTTAAACTAATTCTGCCCATCTCACGCCCCTTTTTTATTAGGTGGACATAATTCCTTTGTAATGTCTTTGTTGAAACCTCACAAAATTCTGCAATTTCTTCATAAGTGCAATGTAATTGTGCTAATTTCTTTATTGCTTCGCTATCTACTTTTTTAAGTGGTCGTGCCATTATGTCCTTTTTGTGTTAATTAATATATAAAAAGGTAGCTGTCAATCTTCGGTTACTTGCTGATTTTTTAAAATGTTTTGTTAAATTAGAATTGTCGCCTTTAATATGAGATAATTTTCTTTTTATTACCCAATTTTTACTCCTATTTCTTGAATATATCATTGATGGTTGTGATGTTACTGAATAATATTTATAACCCAATTTAGTAAAATATTTACCACAAAATTCACTTATCCTATTACCTAATCCTATGCCTTGATAATCTGGCAAAGTAACTATTCTATGTTCTCTTTTAGCTTTTTTTATATGTGGATGTGGAAATTGTAAAACTGCCCCAAATGCAACAGGTTTATTCCATATATATCCAATAAAACATTTTGATGCACGGTGTATATTAGTATTCAAATAATGATAGTTTCTAAACATTCCCCATGAGTTAACGCTTGTTGGATATATTTTGAAGTCAATTTCTGGTCGCTTGGCTGACCCCCTAGTTAATTTATTTGTATTTACATCAAATATCCAATCAGGTTGCAACCAATCAACAATATCATAATGACATGAAACGGCTACAAATTGTTTTTTTGTTTTCCTAATAAATTTTTGAACACAATGACTACCAATTTTAGCTACATCTCTATCCACAACAGAAGTAAATTCATCAAAGCATACCATATCTTTATTTTGTAATAATGCCCTTACTATATCCACTCTAAATTGTTGTCCTGTTGATAATGCTGAATAAGGTAATAACCACAAAGGTGGACTAGCAAAACCAACACTTGCTAAACATTTTGAAATTTCTTTTATGGATATATTTTTTGGAAATTCATTTATAAATGCTGAATTATTATCCCATTTAAAAGACCTAATATAATTATCTTTAAATAATTGTTTAGCTAGGCTTGTTTTACCACTACCAGATGTTCCTACAATTAAACCAACTTGCCAATCAAAATTTAAATCAATATTAAAATCAAATTCCTTTTTAAGTTTTTTTTCAGGTACTAAATCATATATGCCACATATTTGTTCTGTTCTAAATGTTGGCTTATATTCTGTTTCTTTTAGAAATTTAACACTCGACAAGTTAATCCTCTTTCAGATAATTCATTATATAATTCTTGTTGTTTTTCTTCAGATTCACATTCAATTATAACTTCACATTTATTTGGTATAGTTATTTCTGAACTATCTTCCAATACTTGTTTATCAGATAAATATTTATCTAATTCTAATTTATCAAATCCTGTTAAATCTAAATCAAAACTTTCATCTTTCAGTATATTTAATTCAGATATTAATAAATCTTCATTCCATTTAGTTTCTTGTCCTGACCGATTATCCATTATTCTATATGCTATTGCTTGATTCTTTTCAAAATCCTTTTTAATAACAAATGCTGTTTTTTTATGTAATTCTTTTAATGCTTTCCATCTTGTATGACCCACAACAATATAATTATCTTGGTCTATAACTATTGGTTGATTATTACCAAATTCTGAAATACTATTACGCACTTTTTTTACTGCATCAGCAGATATTTCTCTTGGATTGTTTTTATATGGTTTAATTAAATTAATATCTATTTCTTCAATCTTCATACAGGTATTTTTTCCATTTTAACTATTACACCTTTTGGAAAAACATTTCTATCACTAAATAATTCATCATTTTCTTCATATGTTCCAAATGTTCTTATACATTTTTTATCTTTTTGAAACAAATAAGCATGTGTTACCATTACACTAGGTTTCATTCCTAAAAAATCAAAGCTAGTACAATGTCCTGCATCGCCTAAAATATCTAACCATGTAATTTTATAGAAATAATATTTCTTTTTCTTAATAATGGCAAATTTATATTGTGCTTTTTTTCTTTTCATTGTTTTGTTTCAACCTCTGATTCAATTACTGCTTGATATATTTGTAATTGTGCTTTCAACCTACGATTTTCCAATGCTAAAGCAATTATTCTTCTCCTTGCATACTTAAATATTCTTAATATTGCTTTCATTCAACATTGTGTATTATATGGTCTTTATCATACCTATCTATTTTATACTCTTTTCCATCTTTTTTGAAGTAATCAAATCTGTCCTCACTATGCCTAAAATCAAACCCTAATTTTTCCATTTTTTGACGTAAATTAACAGGCGATTCCTGTTTTATTTGGTCAATTTCTTCCATTTCCCACCTTTTTTGACTTAACCATGTGCTAAAATGTGGCACAAATTTGTCCTCAATACCTTGCATTTGTTTATTATATATATCAATAATTGTTTCTTTTTTTGGCATATCATCACAAACTTTTGTAAATGTTTGGTATGCTTTCCATTTGGAACCTCGTTTAATAATTAAACCTTTCCAAAGTTCATCAAAAATTGAGCTATATTTATTATTAGGTATAGGTTTAGGTATAGGTATAGGTGTCATTGTTTTGCCATTGGCAGACCATTTAGCATCAGCACCTTTTTTACCAGCATATGATTTTCTTTGATATTTAGCTGTTAAATATTCATGTTCAGCTGTTAATCTTTTATGAGTCCAATGATTATGTTCTTCATTTGGTATAAAAAATTCTTCCAATATTTCTTCAACTTTAGCATAGCAACTTCCATCTATACATTGACATATTCTGTAAGCAGATTTTGTTGAAAATGGTTTTGTATTTTTAGTCCAAGCAAAACATAATAATCTAATATATATACCTACTTGTTCATTGCTTAAATGTACCGTTTCTGCTGTAAATGTATCTGTAAATAATTGCAAAGCATGAAATTTATTAGTTTCCATATTACCTCGCTATAAATTGTGCTACAAAAAATTGCCAAGGTTCTGCCTGTGTTGGTTTCCATACCTTTGGAACTCCATACCATTTTTGCTTATTAGCAATATCATACATAATATCATTAAATTGTTTTTCAGATATTTGTTGATCATTTTCGTTAAAATATAATGATTCAGAATTAATCATAAAATTAACTGTTTTTTTTGGTATAATTTTTTTTATGCTATCCTCAACAATAGATTCCATATTTTGTATATCCTCTATTTTTACCATTTGTTTATTTTTCATAAAATAAATAACTCCTTTCTAATTGATTTAGTTTTATGTTTGTTTTTATTAAAAGCTGTTTTTCAGTACCGAATTTTTTTTCAAACAACTTTTTATTAAGATGTATTGATTCATTACCCATATTATGATGTCTTGGACATAAAGGAATTGTATCTTGATGGTCAGGTCTTAAAGATAATCCTGTATGTTTTCTAATATGGTGTATTACTACATTATTTGAACCACAAGCAACACAACCTAATTCTTTTAATTTATTAAATCTAATCCTGTCGGACTTTTTCATATAAATAAGTTATTTTTCCATTATGAATATAATATCCATTAAGAATTTTCTTTGGCTTTTTCTTCAAGATATTTTTCATATTCTTTTTGGATTTTTTCTTCTTTTCCATATGTGTTTTCATAAGCTAATTCTTTATTCAATTTAAATTCTAAATAACTAATTATCCTCGATTTTTTGTTTAATGGTTTCACAATGACTAATTATATTATTAACTTCATTTAAAACTTCTGCTTTTCTGAAAGTATCTTTATTAGCATCTGAAATATCAATTAATTGATTTAATCTAATCATTCTTAAAAGTCGTTTAAATGCTCTTCTTACATGCATATCCGACATATCAGAAACCATTATCCATTGATTTTTAGATTTAGAAAAATAATATTCTTCTGGAGTAGGTTGCTGTGTTTCGTCAGTTTTAGGTATATCTAAAAAATTTTCATTACTCATAATAATTTCTCCTGATTAGGATTTTCAGGTTTAAACGGTTTCCAATCAAAGTCTATAAGTTTGTATTTTTTACCATTAAATTTTGATATAAAACTTTCATTGGTAATTTGTTTTGCCTGTTTTAATTTATCATACGGTATAAACATATATTCTGTTCCGTGTGTAATACCTAATGATTCTTTTTTTTTTAAACATTTTTTATAAATATAATCTCTTATACTTACTTTACCGAGCCAAATTTTATCAACTTGAACTTTTATCATTTTGTACTTCCATTTCTTTAGTTAAAATTAATGGTTTTAATTTACCATTTTCAAATGCTTGGTCAGTTTCATAACCATCAATATAAAAATATAAAATAGATACTTTTAAATGTTTTGCTACTTGTTTTAAATTATAACAAGTAATTGCATTGGCACCTTTTTCATATTTTTGTATTTGTTGAAAGGTAACTCCTAGTTTATTTGCCAACCAAGATTGAGTTTTTTTCATTTCCAATCTTTTTGTTTTTATTTTTACTCCAATAGAATTATTGAAGATTTTTTTATCTTCTTGCATTATTGCTCCTATGATTGATTGTGCATGGGGAGAAATCGGTTAAACTCCCCACACATTTTTTAACTAGAAAGGGAGAGATGTATGATTCGCTAAAAGAATTTGAGAAACACCCCTCAATTTTTTTATTATCCGATTTAGCCATTAACTGCAATTTAAATCGACTAAACTAAAAGTATATGCGAATTAATTTACCATCTGATTTGATATTTATAAAAACAATGGTTTTTTATTGTTTTATAAGGTTTTCATTGAAAAGCCTTATTTTTAAAGGATTTTTAACTATTTAGTTATTTATAGTATTTCGTATAAATACCTATGTCTTACGAAAACATAAATTTACAAATTTTGGTTTTGGAATTTAATTCCTTGCAGAAAAAAACCAATGGAGTTTACCCAATGAGTTTTGTAAATTTGTCACTTTTCGCTAAAATTTTAAAATCGGTTTTAGTTGGTATTTTATATACCGTAAAAAGATTATTGGAGTCCAAATCCATAATTTTTAGTAGTTTGGGTAGGTATTAGATAATCCATATAGGATTAATCCCTTAACCAAAACCGTCAATTCAACAATGGTAAACGGCAAGCGCTTTAGATTAGTTTCTTTAGCCGTTAAATTTTCCTTTCCTAGTTTTATATAAGCCGAAACCAAAAATTTATATTTTGGTTTATCTATTGTGATGAATAGATACTGATGATGGCAGTCCCATTAATTTTAACTAGGAGGAAAATCATGAAAAAAGGTCATGATATAAAAAAAATGGTAGAAAAAATTAACAATGATGTTCAATATAAAAAGGATTATATTGTTGATTTACATTCTACTAAAATTAAACCACATGCTAATGTTAATGAAATGTTTCCAAATATATGGGCATTTTCTAACAAAGGGCATCAATTAACCGACCATTCATTAGGTCAGTTATGTGGGAGATTGGATATAGGCAGAAGTTACATAAGTAAATGTTTGCCTGTTAGCCAAGAACTTGTTGCTCATAACTTAAATTTTTGGATTAATAAAAACAAAAATAGAAAGTTAATGATAAGAACAAGAGAAGATGGCACCAATGATACGGCAAGAGCAATTATGTCAGATAGATATAAAAGAATAGATAATGACGTAGTTGTTAACCATAGCTTAAACAAGTTAATGGATATGAATGCTGATTTAAAATATGCTCATTATGATGGGGATTATTTGAATATTACAGCAGTTACACCTAAACTTGAAGGCGAGGTTGAAAAAGACGATATAGTTCAAGGTGGTATTACTATTACCAATTCAGAAGTTGGTGGTGGTAGTTTAATTATCCAACCATTTATTTACAGATTAGTTTGTACTAATGGTATGGTAGCACCTAGATACTTAAATCGTTTTTATGCTAGACATGTTGGTAAAATAGTAATTGATGCAGAAAAAGACGACCAATGGGTTACTATTATTGACAATATGAAAAAACAAATTGAGTTGGTAAGTAATTCTGAATTGTTTCAGGAAAATTTACAGAAATTAAAAGATGCTACCAAGCAATCTATTAATTCACATCAAATTGTTCAATTAGCAAAAAGACAAGGCGTATCTGATTCGGAAAGGGCTCAAATTTTTGAAAGATTAGGTAAATATGTTGGAGATACATTTACCACTTCAAAATATGAGTTAGCTAATGCAATAACTAATTTAGCTAATGATGAGGATAAAACAGATGACAGAGCCAGATTCTTACAAGAACTTGGTGGCTTAATTATTTTTGCTAATAATCCAATGGCAATTAGAGTTTAGACGAAACAAGGGGATTAATTCCCCTTGTCTATTTGGGGTTGTTCCTAAATACTGATGAGTCAGCTACTCAAAACTAATGGAAAGGAACTTTATGCTTATTTTTGGTAAAACAAAAAACGATTGGAAAGTTTTAGAACTTCATTATCGTAGAGAGTGGATATGTTTTGTTGTTGGTTTTATTTTAGGTAGTTTGTTATGGTAAATTTTGATGATTCATGGCAAGATAAAAGAATAAAAGCAATGGATAGAACTATATCTAATAAGAAATTTACTCACGATTATTTGATTGATGAATATTGTGCAGTAATAAATTCAAAAGCAAAAAGTAAAAAGGAGTACAAACTAGAAAGGAAACATGAAAAAAATAATATACTTATTAGTGCTAGGCTTATGCCTGACTAATTGTTCGTATAAACCAGTCATTGACACGGCTGGACGCAGTGGTACTTTCGATTCAGATAAAGCCAAAGAAATTACTAATGATTTGCAACATTGTAAAATGGTGGCAGATACAAATAGTACTTTTTGGGGTGGTGTTGTTTTTTGGGTTGAAAGTCCAACGGCAGATACGCAACATGAATCTATATATAGAAAATGTTTAATTAATCGTGGACATTCGGTTTTAAACTAGAAAGGCATATATGGATAAAGTAACAAAAACCAATTTTATGGTTAAAGGTATGGTAGAATCATTTAATAAAAATGCTAATGCTAAACTTTTAAATCAAATTATTGGTATCAAGTTTAAGAATATTAGACTTGATAATAAAATAACTGCTGAAGCAGTAGTTCAAGACAATCCTAAATATTTCAATTCAATTTTTGATTTATATAGGTTTGAATCTGGAGTAAAAACTGATTTAGCTAGAGTATTTGCTTTATCAAATTATTATAATTATGATTTGAATATACTTTGGCGACAATTCAGTTGGAAAGGTAAAAAATGTGGAAAAAATACCCACTAAAAAATGGCATAATATTAAGCTACAATGATGATAAGCATATGTATTATGTTAATGATAAAAAGGTAGAATCGGTTACAGGAATTTGTGGTCGTGGTATACCTAAACCTCAATTAACTAATTGGTTAGTTAATACACCTTTAAATGAAGTTAAAAGGTTAATTAATGAAAAATTAGACTTGGGGGAGCCAATAGATAGAGCAGTATTAGAAAGAATATTTGCATCTGCTAAAAAGAAACCTGATTCATTCAGAGATGAGGGTGCTTTGGTAGGTTCAGTTGTTCATGGTCTAATTGAGGACTATCTAAAGGGCAAAGAAATTCCGCAACAATCGGATAAAGCAGTAGTTAATTGCTGGAATGCTTTTCTTGGTTGGTGGAATAAACAAAAGTACGAGGTAGTTGAAATAGAGAAAAAAATCTATTGTAAAAAATATAACTATGCTGGTACTCTTGACCTCATCTGTAAAGATGAGAAAGGAAATCTTGTTTTAATGGATATTAAGACAAGTAACTTCATAACATTTGACTATTATTTGCAGTTAAATGCTTATAAGTTTGCATATGAGGAAGAAACTGGAAATAAAGTTTCTAAATCTTTTATAGTTAAGTTATCTAAAAAAGAGGCAGAAATTGAAATAAAGGAAATTCCTCTTAATAAAAAACTGTTCAATGCTTTTATTGGAGCAAAATATGTAATGGAACAAATGGAAAGTGTTGAATATTAACAAAGGAGAATCTGATGCAATATCAAAAAGCACAGTACAATAATGGTTATCAGAAAAAGAATTATAATAATTCATCTGATAATACAGGCGGACAAGCTAAAATAAAATCCACGAAAAAAGATGGAGTTATTTTAGAAATTATCCTAAACAATCAAAATTTAGTTTTGAAAGGTTTTTGGGATAATAAAAATAGTGGTTGGAAATTGTTTCCTTATTACGATAAGACCAAACAAAATCCAGCTTGGAATAAACCTAAAGCACCTACTCATGAAATGGACGACCAGTTGCCACAATCCGAACAGGAATGGTCACAAAGACCAGCAACTGATTTTGACCCACAAGAGTATGAGCAACAATTAGGTCAGAACGACTATAAGTAATGGACGATAAAGATTCATTACCTACTTATATTGAAATGAGACCACCTCATTTTGACCCTCATAAGATAATAGTTTATTTAGATCATTATGATAAAAAATTGATTAATGCTGAAATAGATTATGATGAGGCAAAAGACCAAAAAGAGGAAATGTTTGATTTTGTTATAAGTGAAAAGGTATCTAATGAGTCTATATCTGTTGCACAAGCTAAAGTTAAAGCTAATAATGATGAAAGATATAAAAAGCTGAAATTGGAATTATCCAAAAGAAAAGCATATTATCTTTTATGTAAAGTGCAATCTAAAAATGCTCATAGTTATTGTGAAAACTTAAAACAAAAATCTATTAACGAATTAGCAACAGAAAAGCTAACAAGAAATTAATAGTTATGAGGGGGAGAAATCCCCCTTATTTAATGCTTAGTAAATTCAAATCCCTTTAAATCCGTATTCTCGGTTATTTGTTCATATGAATGATTTATTTCCACAACCCTAATATCATTAAATTTAGTAATTTCGTTTATTGTATTATTTATTTTTGGAAACATAGGATAAATGTCAATAAATCTAAAACAAACAAAATGTCCATATGGACTATAATTAGATTCTAATTGAAGTTCTAATTCTGTAATTACTGCATCTATCATAAAATAGATATAGCATTAATTTAATTTAAAAACTACTTCTTACGCATTATATCAGCGCCCTTTAATCCATAAATTGCAGATACAACACCAATAAAAATTGCTTGATACCAATATGGCAAATTTTTGAAATATTCAAAAAATAAATCTATTCTATCACGAATCGTAGGGTCGTCAGAGAAAACAGACCAACCCAATAACAAAATAGGCAAAGATACAAGAACCAAGACAAATTCATCTTTCCAACCATTATCATTGCTTTCAATAACTTTCGCTTTATATTCAATTTCGCCTTTCGCCATTTGCTCTGCGTGGTGCATTTGAGCATCTGACATTAATTGTTTTGTACGCTGTTTATTTTGGTAAATCTTGGCTCCTGTCTTTACACCTAAACTTAATAAATTCAACCACATAATTATTTTTCCTGTATTTTTTCTATAAGCATATCAATAACATGCTTTGCTTTATTTAAATCCTTAATTTGTTCTTTAATACTTTTATGTTTTAAATTATACCTTGATATATATTTAACTACCTTTGTTTGACAAGCATTAAGGTTATTATCCATAGCATAATCTAAAGGTTGGATTTTAAGCTTTTTATACCAATCTCCACCCACTTGGTCAGAAAATGCTGAATCGTTGCTCTGCGTTGCTCTATGGCTCTTTAAAAGGGTATTTTTTAGCTTATTTGAACTCATACAAGCTTTTTAATCCAATCCCCATTATTATTCAAGACTAAAGGTAATAATTTTGGTATTCCATCTAAAATAATAGCACAACCTAGAATAAACCTAGTTTTAAAATTCTTTGCATAATTAAACGCCATACTTTTTTGATTTATCATGCACCCCACATTCATTGCAAAAAACAAGTTGTCAGGGTTAGCCCAATAACTAATTAAAAATTTTGTATGGTAGTGTCCTTGAACAGCTGACATACCCATAGTTTGCGAAACCTTTAAAACGTCGGCACTTCTACCGTGCGTAAAAAAACATCTTTGTCCATTTGACATTGTTAAGGTTAAATCATCTATCCATTTCCATTTTCTAGTTCCAAGAAATTCCCCATATGGTTTAAGAAATTGTTTTGACATTCCATATTTCAATGCTCGTCTATATACTAAACTACTATGGTTTGAATCTACTTCTGTTACTTCAGGATATATATCTTCAATTTGTTTTATATATTCTTTTGCTTTATCTAATTCGTGTCCAGCAGAATATAAATCTGGATTATGTTCATGCATACTTATTGCGTGAAAATCCAAAAGATCGCCAATATTTACAACCATATCTGGTTTATATTCTTTTTTAATTTCTTTTAAAAATATTATTGAATCTTTATGTTGATATGGCAAATGCATATCACTTATTACTAAAATTCTTTTATTAGCCATACAAGTTCCACTTGTATATTTATTTTGCGAAAATGTAAAGTATTTGGGTTAAGAACACGATTGCAACAGCACCTACACCATAAACAATCCATGCAGTTAATTTATCAAATTTAGAATCTAGTTTATCTATATCTTGGTGCATATGTTTTAAATCGTTTGTTTCGATTTTTGTTATAGATTTTTTTAATCCTGTTATATGACCATATAAGGCGATAATGTGTTCTCCTGTTGTTCTAGGTTTTTTAGACATTATCTTTTTTTTGCTTTGTATTTTTTTATTTTTTGTGAAATATAAATATTTTTATATAGACTTACTTTTTTACCGAATCTTTTATCAGCATTTCTTTTAGCAGATTTATATGCTTTGGATTTTTTATTAAATGATTTAGGTTTTCCTAATCTTTTTGGTCTAGCAGATGCATATATAGGTTTTTTTCTAGCCATTATTTACCAACACTTTTCATTGCTCTTGTATGAGCAGTTTGAAAAGTAGCACCTTTTTTCATAGCAAGTGCCATTGAACGCATATGCTTTAAACTATGATGTCTAGCATGTTTACGCATAGTCTTTTGCTGACTAGGTTTTAATCCTTTAATAATACCTTTAATTGATGCTACTTTAACCATTATTTTCTCTTTTTTTTCTTTTTCTTTTTTTTCTTCATAGGTCTGCCTCTTTTTGACCCATAACTTCCTGAACCGTATGGCATTATTTCCTCGCTTTCTTTTTCTTTTTCTTTTTACTTTTTAAAATAGCTTTTTGTAAAGCTGGTGGTAGTTTTTTTTGTTTTGCTGTTAACATTGTATTCTCCTTTTAATTTGCAAATTTACCATCTAACCATTTGGCATCTGGTAATTCATTTGTAAATTCTTTTCCATTATACGTCAATACTTGTTTTCTATTAGAACCTTCTTTATAAGAACAATGAATCCAACCACTATTAGGTTCTCCCTCTTTCCAAAACTCTAATATAAGTTGATCAAAATTACAGTTGTTTTTAATCCATAAAGCTACTTGCAAATTAGATACTCCAGCTATTTCAAAGTCTGCTGCTTCTCCTGAACAATGTTGTGATGTTGCTTTACTACCAATAGCTTCTGATAATTCTGGGCTTCTATATCCTGATGTGATAGTTACAGGTTTATCAAACTTTGCTCTTACAGGCTCTAATACTTCATAACAAAGATCGCCTAGATTTTTTATTTCTCCACTACCAGCTTTATTAGTTATACCTTTTCTAGTAGCAGTTTGCGATTTCTCAAATTCTTCTAATGTAAAATGTTTTGAAAGTTGCATTAAAACCTCTTATGGTTTGGTTGGAAAATCTACTGCTTTTACTTCTTCTACTGTTGAAAGACCCTCTGTAATGTCTCTTAAATTAGTTCTGTAAGTTTCCCAATCTGTTTTATCTGCTATTGGAGAATCAGAAACCATAACCCAATCACATTCTGCTAATAGTCTATTTCTTCTTTTTCTTAAATCAACCATAGCCCTATCAAAAGCGCCATCGTTCCATGCTTGTTCTTCAGCATCTCTTTGTGCTTCTTCCTCTGCTGTGAATGAAACTTGAACTCCGTTAATTAAATGATGTCTTGTCATAATTACTCCTTATATTTTAATTTACTCCAAATAGCAATATATCTCCATATTCAATTGTTCCTGAACTCATATCAAACTGTGCACCATCGATTGCATTAGTAGTATTACAATACCCAGCTATGTATGAAGTTTCTGATGCTGGAGAATTTGTCATGTATTGTGTATTTGCAATAAAATGTTTTATATGAGTTGTGTTGCTGGGATCATAAAGATGTAAATATCCACATAAAGTACAATCATTGCTAGTGTCAAACTCACCTGAAATTATTCTTTGAACTGCTGTTGAATTTCCAAGAGAATTACCTCCACCTCCAAGTGGAGTTTGATATTCACTAGCATCTTCTTTTTGTCCAGAATAAAACATAGTAGTTGTTTTAGTTGAATCATAAGCTGAACTACCATCTCTAAAATTAACTCTTATATAAGCATTTGCTGACGCATGAATATTGTTAAAGAAAAAAATATATTCTTTAAATGAATTATCAATCCCAGATGTAAAATTAATAGTAGATGATGATGATGCAGTTTGTTTTTGAATTAAAGATAAAGTACCTAAACTAGAAACACTTCCAAATGTTGTAATATCTTTTACACCTCTATTATTTAATTTAATAATACTCATTCTTTTATACCATAAAGTTTTATTTTGCCTGAATCAATTGCTCCACTATTCATCTGGAATCTAACTCCTGTAACAGCAGAACTAGTATTTCCATACCCATGACAAAACCCATGTAAATTATAATCTGATTCATGAGTTCCACTTGATTGCGATATAAATTGTTTTACATAAGTAGTAGAGTATGGAGAAAATAAATATAAAAAACCACTAGCACATTGGTCATTATCATTACCAAAATTTCTTACTATATATTGAAACCCTGTACCATTTGCTAAATCTATTCCATTTTCATAATTTATACCTTGTGCAGAGCCACCTTCATTATGTAGTGATTCAAAAAATGAAGATGTTTTTGATACATTATAATTTGAGCCACTATCTGTACTCATGTTAAACTGAAATCCTACTCCTGAACTTGCTGGGTGTATTTGTGTATATATAAATAAATATGCAAAATATGTATTATCTAAAACTACATCTGATGAGCCATGCACGAATGACATTGTAGAACT